GAAACCTGAAGCACCCGCAGCGCCCGCAGCACTGGAAGCACCCGCAGCACCGGCCGCCAAGGCCGCCGAAGCACCCGCAGTCCCCTCACCGGCCGCGCCCGCGGCCCGACCCACGATCACCGTTATGGAGAAACACATGGAACCCGTGACCCAAGAAAACGCGGAAGTCGTCCGCCGCAACGCCATCCTCTCGCTGGGCGAGCAGTACGCCAAGTACGTCAAGCAGGCCGACATCGCCGACGCCCTGCGCAACGGCCGCTCCGTCGAGCAGTTCCGCGACATGATCATGCAGAAGATGGAAGCCGCGCACACCGACACCCGCGCGCTCGAGCTCGGCATGACGGCCAAGGAAGTGCAGCGCTACTCCATCAGCCGCGCCCTGATCGCCGCGACCACCGGCGACTGGAGCAAGGCGGGCCTGGAGCGCGAGTGCTCCGAGGCGCTGGCCAAGATGACCGGCCGCTCGCCCGAGGGCTTCTACCTGCCGTTCGACAGCTTCCGCCGCGACTTCAACGTGGGCACCTCGACGGAAGCCGGCAACCTAGTGGCCACTGATCTCCGACCTGTACGTCGACGCGCTGCGCAACAGCCTGGTGCTGGGCAAGATGGGCGTGCGCTTCATCTACGGCCTCACCGGCAACATCGACATGCCCCGCAAGGCCACGCCCACGAGCCTGTCGCGCCTGACGGAAATCGGCTCGGCCTCCGAGACCAGCCCGCTCACCGCCAAGGTGACGCTGTCGCCCAAGCGCGTCGGCGGCTACGTCGAGGTGTCCAAGCAGGCGCTCATCCAGTCCTCGATGTCCCTGGAGGCGATGATCCGCGACGACCTGCTGGCCTCGGCCGCCTCGGAACTGGAAGACCAGTGCATCAACGGCAACGGCACGGCGCCCAACATCCTGGGCATCCGCAACTACACGACCATCGGCAGCACCACGGCCGGCGCCAACGGTGCCGCCCCGGCCTGGTCGCACTTTGTGGACCTGGAGTCGGCCTGCGCTAACAGCAACGCCGAGCCCGACATCCTGGCGGGCTACGTCACCAACACCAAGGTGCGCGGCAAGCTCAAGCAGACCCAGCTGGGCACGAACCTGCCGTTTATCTGGCAGAACGGCGAGCAGCCCGTGAACGGTTACCGCGTGGGCATCAGCAACAACGCGCCCAGCAACCTTACCAAGGGCACGAGCACCACGGTGTGCTCGGCGGCGCTGTTCTCCAGCGACTGGTCCATGGCGGTGGTCGGCCTGTTCGGCGCCCCCGACGTGATCGTCGACCCGTACAGCAAGGCCGACTCCGGCCAGGTCAAGATCACCCTCAACCAGTTCTCCGACATGGGCATCCGCCAGCCGGCTGCCTTCTCGAAGATCGTCGACCTGCTGGCCAACTAAGCAGGCCGCCAAGCAACACCCGGCGGGGCGGACGGCGCAGACCGTCCCCCCGCTGTTTCACCCTTCACCTCACCCTCCCCGGGAACCCATGGACACCCACACCTATGCCACGCAAGAAAACCCCGCCACCTCCGCAGCCCGCCCCGGCCCCGTCCGGGCCGGACTGGTGGTGGTGGCCCCTGTAACCCAGCCGGAGCAGCCGTAATGGTCTGGCGCCTGGAAGACCCCCAGGGCGACGAGGCCGCCAAGTGCGCCTGGGACGTGTTGCCCTACATCGGCGCGCACGGCCTGGACATCGGCTGCGGGCCGCGCAAGGTGTTCCCGCACCTGATCGGCATCGACAACCAGAAAGACACTGCGCTGTTTGGCATCCCCATGAAGCCCGACTTCGTGGTCAAGGACTGCAGCAACCTGCCGTTCAAGGATGCGCTGGTCGACACCGTGTTCAGCAGCCACACGCTCGAGCACTTGCCCGACCCCGCCGCCGCGCTGGCCGAATGGTGGCGGGTGCTGATCCCCGGCGGGCACCTGATCCTGTACCTGCCGCACCGCGACCACTACCCCAACATCGGGCAACCCGGCGCCAACCCCGACCACGTCAACGACTTTATCCCCGACGACATCATCGGGCTCATGCGTAACGTCGGGCAGGACTGGACCCTGCGCCTCAACCAGACGCGCACCGGCGGCCGCGAGTACAGCTTCCTTCAGGTCTGGCGCAAAGAGGCGCCCGGCCACGGCCAGCAGTTCGCGCCCGTCACCCTGGGCAAAAAGGCCGGGGTGGTGCGGGTGGGTGGTCACGGTGACGCGCTGTGGGCCAGCTCGGCCTGCTGGCACCTCAAGCAGCAGGGCTACCACGTCACCCTGTACGCCAGCAAGCACGGCGCCGAGGTGTTGCGGCACGACCCCAACATCGACCAGGTGTTCGGCCTGCCCGATGGCGCGCTCACCGACGCCGAGTTCCTCGCCTGGCGCTGCCACCAGGCCATCAAGTTCGACCGCTGGGTCGACCTGCTCGGCTCCGTGGAGAACCGGCTGCTCTTCCACGAAACCAGCAACGAGTTCTTTCAGCCGCACACCGTGCGCCATGCGCTGGCCAGGGGCAACTACCTTGAGGCCGTGCACGACTACGCCGGCGTGCCGCGCGTCTGGAAGCAGAAGTTCTACCCCAGCGCGGCCGAGCGCGACTGGGCCGGCAAGATGCGCCAGCTGCTCGATGGCCCGGTGGTCGTCATCAACCCCGCCGGCAGCGGCCCGGTCAAATACTGGCCGCACGCGCAGCGCCTGATGGAGCTGCTGGCCGAGCACAAGGTGTACGGCGTGGTGCTGGGCGACGTGAAAGACCCGGCCGTGGTCGGCTGCGAGCCCTACGGCATTGTGGTCGGCATGGAGTGGCCCGTGCGCGCGGCGCTCGCCTACGCCCTGCTGGCCGATGCCGTGGTGTGCACCGAGAGCCTGATCGCCAACGCCGTGGCCTTTGAGCCCATGCTCAAGGTCGTCACCCTGAGCCACAGCAGCGTCGAGAACTTGACGCGCGACTGGGTCAACACCGCCAGCCTGGAGCCGGCCGGGCTGGAGTGCTACCCCTGCCACCGCATCCACCCGCCCGCGTACCACTTCTGCGCGCGGGACCAGCGCACCCTGGCCGCCGCCTGCCAAGCCATGGCCACCCCTGACACCGTGGCCGGGCTGGTGCTCGATCACCTGCGGCACCAGGGGCGGCTGGCGGCCTAGCAATACCGCCCGCGCTCGACCCGGGCGCGGGCCCGTCTGCGTGTCCTTCCCGGGGCCGCTTTCCCGTCCCGGGCGACCGGGGCGGGCTTTTTCAGAGCCGGAGCATCATGGCCTTTACCGAAGACCTCAGCTACGTCGTCGACACCACCACCGGCTTTGCCGTGGCGGGCACGTTGAACGGCGCCAGCACGCTCACCGGGATCTTCGACAACGACTATGCCGAGTCGGGGCGGATCGCCTCGGCCAACCCCACGTTCACCGTGCGCACCGCCGATTACGCCAGCCCCGCCCAGGGCGATGCGCTGGTGATCAGTGGCACCACCTACGCCGTGCGCAGCTGGGAGCCCGACGGCACCGGCATCACCGTTGTGCAGCTTGAGAAGGCGTAACCATGGCCGACCACCTGCGCCGACAGATCCGCGAAGCCGCGGCCACCCTGCTCACGGGGCTGGCCACCACCGGCAACCGCGTGTACCAGAGCCGGGTGTACGCACTGCGCGACACCGACCTGCCCGGACTGCGCATCTTCACCCTCAACGAGTCCGTCGAGGCCAACACCATCGGCGCGGGCCCGGCCCGCCTGCAGGAACGCACCCTCACCCTCAGCGTCGAGGGCTGCGTCAAGGCCACCAGCACCTACGACGACACGCTGGACGCCATCTGCAAGGAAGTCGAAGTCGCCATTGCCGGCGACAACACCCTCGGCGGCAAGTGCAAGTGGGTGCAGCTCACCAGCACCGAAATCGAAATGGACGGCGAAACCGAGCAGCCCATCGCCATCGTTCGCCTCAGCTTCCAGGTCTTTTACATCACGGCGCTCAACGCGCCCGACGTTGCCCAGTAACGCATCGTTACGCACCGTTACGCACCGTTACGCACCGCGTAATACCCCTCTAGGAGAACATCATGGCCATCGCCACCGGCGTCGCAAAATCTGTACGAATCAAGGCCGAGTCGGCCTGGGGCACCGCCGCCGGCACGTCCGGCGGGCAGGTGCTGCGTCGCACCTCGTCCGACCTCGCCCTGGTCAAGGACACCTACCAGTCCGCCGAGGTCCGCAGCGACTACCAGGTGGTCGATTATCGCCACGGCGTGCGCCGGGTTGAAGGCAGCATCAGCGGGCAGCTCTCGCCCGGCACCTACTCCACGCCCATGGCCGCCGTGGTGCGCCGGGCGTTTGGCGCCGTGTCGGCCATCACCGGCCTGGGCATCACCATCACCGGCAGCTCGGCGCCGTACACGATCGCGCGCGCCTCGGGCTCCTGGCTCACCGACGGCATCAAGGTCGGCATGGTCGGCCGCTTCACCGCCGGCAGCCTGGCGGCGGCCAACCTCAACAAGAACATCCTCGTCACGGCCGTGACCGCCAGCAACATCACCGGCGTGCCGCTGGGCGGACTGTCGCTGACGGCCGAAGGCCCGGTCGCCTCCTGCACCTTCACCCCCACCGGCAAGGTCACCTACATCCCCAGCAGCGGGCACACCGACACCAGCTACAGCATCGAGCACTGGCATGCCGACATTGCCCAGTCCGAGCTGTACGTCGGCTGCAAGATCGACAGCATGGACCTGAACCTGCCGCCGACCGGCATGGCCACCGTGGGCTTCGGGGTGCTGGGCAAGGATGTCACCACCGCCGCCTCGGTGTACTACACCAGCCCGACCGCCGAGACCAGCACCGGCCTGGTGGCCGCCGTCAACGGCGCGCTGTACCTGGGCGGCTCGGCCGTGGCCAGGCTTACCGGCCTGACCATCAACCTCAAGGGCAACATGAGCGGCGAGGCCGTGGTCGGCAGCAACACCTTTGCCGACATCACCGAAGGCAACGTCGAGGTCTCCGGCCAGATGACGGTGCTTTTTCAGGACGCTACCGAGCGTGATTACTTCATCAACGAAACCGAGGTTTCGCTGGTGGCCGTGCTCACCACCAGCGGCGCCGCGGCGGCCGACTTTGTCAGCTTCGTGCTGCCGCGCATCAAGGTCGGCGGCGCCAGCAACGACGACGGGATCAAGGGCCTGACCCGCACCATGCCCTTCGTCGCCCTGCGCAACACCAGCGGCGGCACTGGCATCAGCTCGGAAGACACCACGTTCTGGATTCAGGACAGCCAAGCCTAAGCTGGCCACCCACCATGATCGACCTGTCCACACTCGACACCCGCGCCCAGGCCAACCTCGGCACCGCGCTCGACCTGGTGCACCCCGTCACCGGCGAAAAGCTCGCCGGGCGCCTGTTCATCCACGGGCATGATTCCGACGCCTACCGCGAAGCGCAGATCAGCATCCAGCGCGATCGCCTTGCCCGCATGGCGCGCCAGCGCGGCACCCCGCCCGACCCCGAAGAGGTCAACGCCGAGGCCCTGCAGCTGCTGGCCGCCTGCGTGCGCGGCTGGGAAGACCTCGCCCAGAACGGCCAGCCGCTGCCGTACACCGGCACCGCCAGCGCGCTGGCCCTGCTGCAGGCGTTCCCCTGGATTCGCGAGCAGGTCGACGCCGCCGTGCACCGCCGCGAAAATTTCTTGCCGGGGTCCGCGCCGACCTGATCGCCTTCGCCGAGCACGAGTTCAAGCTCGGCCGGCGCATGAAAGACGGTTGCACCCTGCGCCAGCACCTGGAAGCCGCCCGGGCGCAAGGCGCGGACCCCGCCGAACTGCACGGCCCGCCGTGCCCCCCCGAAGCGGCCTATGTGTGGCGCCTCTTTTGCGCGCTCAACGCCAAGCGCACCGGCGGCATGGGCCCCGGGCCCATCGCCAGCGCCGAAATCGAAGCCTGGGCCCGCCTGCGCGGCCTGCGCCTCACCGTGGTCGAGCTGGACTGGATCGACGCGCTCGACGCCGCCTTCCTTGCCACGCCCACGGAGGCCGAGCCCGCATGATCAGCATCAACGTCAACCACACGCTGGGCGAGGCGGCGCTGTTCTACAAGACCCTGCCGCAGAACCTCACCGACAAGGCCATGGTGCGCGCGCTCAACCGCACCGCCATCACCGTGCGCGCCGAGGCCTCGCGCCGCATCCGCGAGCGCTACAACCTGAAGAGCCGGGTGCTCAAGGACCAGATCCGAATCCGCAACGCCACCAAGGCCGAGCTGCGCGCCGTGGTGCAGGCGTCTGGACGGCCTATCCCCCTGGTGGAGTTCGACGCCCGGCGCGGCGCGGCGGGGGCCACCGTGCGGGTCAGCCGCACCCGCAAGACGGTGTCGCATGCGTTTATCGCCACCATGAAGTCCGGCCACCGGGGCGTGTTCCTGCGGGTGGAAAAGGGCAGCCGCAAGTACCGCAGCACCCGAGTCAACAAGTCCGGCGCCGACCTCCCCGTGGCCGAGCTGTTCGGCCCCAGCCTGCCGCAAGCCTTCACCAGCAAACAGGTCATGAGCGCCATCGTAGCGGCGGCGCGCACGCGCTTCCCCAAGGCGTTCGAGCA